CCGCCTTCGTCCGCCTGCAAGGCGACGGTGGCGACGCCGCCGACGACGGTCGCGGAGCCGGTGACGGTGTAGGCCGTCCCGTCGGAAAAGGTGAGCGCCGCGCCCTCGGCAATCGGTGCATCGTCGTTACCGGTGAGCGTAGCGGTGCCGGTGGCGCGCGTGGGGGCCTTGCGCGGAACGTCGAACATCCGGCCCCAGGCGTCGAGGTTCGCGCCCTCCGCAAACAGCGGCAGGGTTTGGGCGGCGATCCAGTCGAGATAGGAATATTCGCCCGCCGCAAGCTGCGCATCGACCAGCGCCATGACCGGCGCGACGCCGCGCCGCAGTTGGGGGTTGGTTTCGAGCCGGGACGCATAGTTCGCCTGCGCCTGTGCGTGCAGGTCGGTGAACGTCGGCGTCGGGAATCCGGTGAGACGATCAGCCATTGACGAGGGACTCCCACAGGTTGGACACGTCCAGGCCGATGGTGGAACCATCCGGCTTGACGATGGTGACGCGGAGCGCGAGGGCGTTGCGGTGCGAGCGGTCGCGGAAGGCCTCGACGGTGGCGGACTTCGCCAACTTGTCGTCGACGAGCCATTTCAGGGCCTCGGTGCCGGTGGTGGCGAACCAGCGCGCGACCTCGTCGGTGACGACCTCGCGTCGCCGCACCCACCAGCGACAGCCGAAGCGATCGCCCGCGGTGTCGGCGTAGGTATCGCCCCACCACCCGCGCGGGTCCTCGCCTTCCGCCAGGCCGTCGCCTTCCTCCGCCCGTGAATCCGAGAACAGCGAGGCAAGAACGGAAGAGACCAAGGCGTTTTGGGTGTCGACGTCGCCCGCGAACACGGTGACGTCCATCAATTTCGAGGCCGTATCGAGCGAGACCGCGATATCGGTGAGTTCGGCCATGGTTACCCCATCGTCTGGTTCGGCACGTCCGTCGGCCCGCCGTTGTCATTTTCATCGTGGTTGTGGACGTCGTAGACCTCGCGACCGCCCCGCACGGTGCGGGTGTTGCCCGACGCCGTGGAATCCAGGATGTCGCCGGTTACCTTCAGCAACGGGGTGTCGAACTCGGTGCCGCCCGGCGCGGTCGCGGTGATCTTTCCGGGCGAGACGATTTCGATGTCGCCGTTCGCCTTGATCGTGATCCGGGTTTTCGAGGTGTAGAGCGCGGCTTCGTCCGGCGCCGTGACGCCGGATTTCGCGCGGTGCCGCCGGTCCATCGGCGGAAGCATCACCCGCGAGTTGCCTTCAAGCTGGATCACCACACCTTCCGGCCCGGTCGATCCGTCCGCCGCGATGGGGTAGGCATCGAAGCCGAACGGATAGACCAGCACGACGCCGTCGCGCAGCTCGTCGGCGCGCCCGTGAACCTGTGCGGTCAGGCCCGCGCCGCCATCCCGCACCCGCGCGACGACGCCGCGAAAGACGAGGTTCGATTGATTACGCGCGGCGCGCGCGAGACGCCCGGAACTCGGTGCCATGGGTTCACTCGTGGGTTTGCTTGTGGATGGATGCCCATTGCCCGCCGCCCGCGCCTTTCGGCTGGACCGGCTCGGGCGCGTGGGCTTCGGGCGGCTCAAGGGTGAGATCGGCGCGGAGCCCGGCGGACTCGGCGCGGAAGCCGACCGCCGACACCAGATAGTCGCCGTCGAGGTTCAACACGTCGTCGACCACGCGGGTCAGCAAGCCGACATCCCAGAGGTCGCCATCCGGGGTTTGCCGCCATCCCGCGAGGCTTGCCGAAATCTGCGTTCCGGCGGCGATGCGGCGCGCGACATCCCATTGCGCCCGCGCCGCCATCGACGCGGAGGTCGCGGCATTCTCGGCATTCAGGACCTTGGGCCGGTAGCGCAGAACCCCGGCATCGAGCGCCCGGCCGCGCGGCTGCGCCGAGGTGATCGCGGGCGCATCGAGATCCCACTTGGACTGACCCTTGACGACCAGTTCGGAGAAGCGGTTTGCGACCGAGAACTTGCCCGAGATCGACAGGACGGTGTTGCCGTCGACCGGCTCGCCGTTCGAGCCGACACGGTGAATGAGCGCGGTTTGGGCCCGCCCGCGCGCGCCACGACCGAAGATTACGCCGCCGTCCGACGTCGACCAGAGCAGCAAGCCGCGCTCGCGTGCCAGGCGCACAAGCACCTGATGAACGGTTTCCCCCTGTTCGATTTCGACCAGGGGAAACTTGGCTCCAATCTTGACGCCGCTATCGACCGCGACGCCGACGCCGAAGGGCTTGCACAGGGTTTTCGCCACGCCCAGGAGGTCGAGGCCCTTCAACTGCATGCCCTTCACGATGGCGTCGCAATCGACGATATCGCCCGCCTTCGACCGCCCGGCGATTTGCACGGCGACCTTGTCGGCGTCCGACCCCGGGCCGATTTCGTCGATGTAACCGACGATCACCGGCACGCCGCCGATTTCGATCGTGACGGCGTCGCCGGGGCGGGCAAGCAAGGCCTCCCCCGGCTTCGGCAGCCACCAGGGCGCGACGAACGAGAACGCGGCGGCGGCGGCAGTCATCGAGCGGGTGATCGACACCGAATCCCAATGCTCATAGATCCGCCCGTTGACGCGCACGGCCACGACTTCGGCGTCGGAGTCCGTCGTCGGGATCGTCGCCATGATGCGTCCTTATTTCGAGAGGTATTCCAGCGCCACGCCCGAAGGCATGCGGTTTGGATCGGCGATGCCGTTGCGGGCGACGATGTCGGCGGCGCGGTCGGCGTCGTCGTATTGCCGATAGGCCTCGACCACGGCGGGCCGGGTGCCCGGCAGGGTGACGCTCGCGAGGGTCGAGAGAGTCGCACCGCGCGCCGCGACGTCGGACACCAGCGCCGCCCGCGCGGACGTGAGCGCGCCGAAAACCGACGACGAGGACTCCCCCGCCACGCTTCCGCCGGAACGGGAGATTTCGTCGTCGAAGGTGTCGCCGACGGCGTGCATGTAGGCCCGGGCATCTTCGTAGCTGTCCCAGGTCATCGACGGGGTGGACTCGGCGAGTTCGGCGAGCGAGGCGCGGCGGATCAAGGATGCCGTCGCCACCTCGTTTTGCGCGGCGAGGTCGCGGTTTTCGGTTTGCCACGGCACCGCCACCGGCTCGACGGCATACGCCGCCGACGCGAGGAGGAAATTCACCCGCGCCGCTTGGGTCGGCATCGCCACCGATGCGGCGGCGAGACCGAGCCGCACGCCGTCGGCGATCGCGGCGGGGACGACACCGGAGGTGATCGCGCCGACGGCATCGGAAATTCCGAGACTGTCGGCAGCGGCAATGCCCCACTTGCCCACGTCCGCCAGCATTTCGCCGACGAACGACGACGCCACCAACGGCCCGGCGGCTCGGACGAACTGCGGCACGGTGTTGTAGGAGAAGCCGTTCAGGTACGCCGACCGCGCCACCGTCCAGAGTTGTGCGGCGGAGGTGACCAGAACCGCCGAGGTGTCGACGCGAGAGGGCACCGCAAGCGGTTGGACACCTTCCTCGGTGAACTCGACTTGGAATTCTACGAGGTTCGCCTTGGTGGTGTCTTCGTTCACGCTCCACCGCGCGACCTTGACGCGGTACGGCTTGCCCCACGGGTCGACGTAGCGGCCCGGACCGTAGGCATCGAGCGCGTCGATCAGGGCGTTGCGGGCAGTGAAGCCGGTATCGGTGAACACCCAGCCGGTGACGCGGAAGCTCTTGCCGCGCCGCCCGGTATCCTGCCCGAACGGTACATCGGAGTGCGGTTGTTCGAAGGTGTCGCCACGACGCCCGCCCTCGATCCCGCGCTTGGGCACGACGAAGCGCACGCCGCGAAAGCTCGCGGTGTCGAGAAAATCCAGCGTGTCCATGATGCCTATCCGTTTTGCGCGAGGGTTTGCGCGAAGGTGGGGGCGGAGCCGAAGATATCCGCGCCGCCCGTGCCGTCGTGTTCCATCAGGTGGTCGACATAGGCCGACTTGACCGGCCCGCCCTTGGCGGTTTTCAGCGCGCCGTCGAGCGCGCGGATGAACTGCAGGCGGAGTTGCTTGCCGGAAACCCGCTGCATCGTCTTCTCAAACCCCCACCGCGGCGGCAACGTGGCGTGATCGGTGAGCGCGTAGAGCCGCACGATGGGGAGGCGGTGATCGTCCTGCCGGATATAGACGTTGTTGCCGACAATGAAGGCCTTTGGCTTGGCGTAGGTGCCGCGCCCGGGAACCTTGCGCTTCTTCCGTCCGGGTTTTTCCATCGCCTTGCGGATGTTCTTCGGGTAGTTGCGCGCCAGCACCCGCCCGGTGATCGCGCCGCCGGCGCGGGCCTCGAGCGTCGGCACCCAGATGTGCCCGGATTTCGGCTTGCGCTCGCCGCCCGCTTCTTGATCCGCCATGTACCAATCCTTGGTACTCACAGCCGCAGAGGGATCGCGGTCGCGCCGGTTCGCCGCCGTGGCGCGGACGCCCTTCGCCGTCCAGGGCGTGCGGATATGGAAGCGATCCGGGAGTTCCGCCACGACCTCTTTCCGCCCCTCGTGCGCGGTAACCGTGAGCGCATGGGCCAGGGCGAACGGCACCTGATGGAATTCGAGTTCGTTCAGGCTCGCGATGATGTCGTCCACGTTCGAGAGCATCTTGAGATCGAGCATGGCCGAATACCTCACGATTAAAGGATTGACTCAAATCTCTTCTTGGGCGGAAGATTTGACGCGCCCAAAGGTTGCATTTCCAAGAATAAGCCAACAGAGGGAGAGCGTAGAATGGTCAAGAGTACGCCGCCGGGTGGTGATTTCGGCGCATCGAAGAAAACCAAGGCCTTGCGGCCCGAAACAGCAATGACGCCCGACGAGATCAGCACCGCTAGACGGATGCGTCGCGAAGGGGCTTCCCCAAAAACAATAGCATCCGACCTTGGAGTCAGCCTGGAAGATACCAAGCTCGCCCTCGCCGGGTTACGAACCCAGAACCCAAACCGTAATCGTGAAACCTTAAACGTCGGAAACTCTGCATATCGAGCCATCCTGAAAGAGAAGAGCGGCACTGGTGAGCCACTTTGGCAAACCATGGATCGGCTAATGACCGAACTTCACGAACTCCGCAAAAGGACCACGTAATGGCTCGCCGCCCCTTCATCTTTGTCACCATCCCATTTTTAGCCTCTCTAATCGGCTTCTCGGCTTTCGCTGCCGACAAACCGAAGTCCGACGACGGCATCGACCACGATGCGATCAAGAAAATCACGAAAGAATTCCAGGAGGAACGCACCGCCTGCAAAACCGACTGGCAGAAATGCGACGCCGATACCCTGACTTCGATATGGGAGAAGCGCGCGATGGCCTACATCAACTGCAAGAAAGCCCTATCCGCCGCATCACGGTTCGGCGAACCGGAACTCCCAACCGCCGCCTTCCGAAAGGCCCTGCTCAACGACAAGATGCGCGCGGAGCGCGTTGCCGTCTTCGTCGAGAGAGACGCCCGGATACCGAACGCCTTCGGTGCAAAAGAGAAGATGATCATCGGGTGTATGGTCAACCTCGACACTCAGGCGGTCGAAGAAATCCAGCCGATTAATCCTTGAGGCTTTTCCGGATGGGCGAACCTCAGTCCGCCCATCCGGTCATGTCTTCGCCCGTGTCGAGGCTCGTTTTGACCTCGGCATTCTGCGCGCGGACCTGCTGGATGCGGGTTCCGGGCGGAGCGCCCTCGAACTTCACCACGAATTGCGCCTTGCCTGCCGCCGCCCCGGGCCACCATCCACACCAGCGGCGGGATCGGCGGCATCCGCGTTCATCGACAAGCCAAGGTGGGCTTTCAGGCCATCGGGGACGATGGAGAGAAGGCCCGCGATCTTGCTCTTGATCCAGCCGACGAAGCCATCCCACAGACCGGCGACGCCCGCCTGTAGGCTCGAAACCCAACCCGCGCCGATGGCCATCATGTCGATGCCGCTCAAGGCACCGACGACGAGGTCGAGGCCTTCGGTGAAGGTCGCCTTGACGCTTGCCCAGAGCCCGGAGAAGTAGGCGGCGATGCCATCCCAATTCCGATAGATCAGGTAGACCGCCGCCGCGATCGCAGCGACGACGGCGATGATCGGGTTCGTGAGCATCACCAGCCCGAGGCGGACGAATGCCGTGGTGATACCGAGGATCGCGTTGAGCATCGGCGCGGCCATGATCGCGGCGACGATGCCGAGCATGTTGCCCCAGCCGCCGACGAACTTCGACACGGCGGAAACCGTATCGCCGAATGCCGAAAGGCCATCCATGAACGACGTCAGGGCCTTAGCCGCGCGCGAGGTTCCGCCGTCGGTTGCAGTGAACCATTCGGAGACCTGCCCGACGAGGTCGCCGATCGCGACCGAGAACCGCGCGATCACTGTCGGCGAGACCGAACGGATGAACGCCGCGAACTTTTCCTGCAAGGGCACGAGCAGCGGCAGGAGGTTTTCCGCCAGGCCGTTTTGCAGGAAGGTGAACGCCGCGCCGACGCGCTGTTGGCTGTCCTTGAATTCTTCGGAAGCGGTCGCGAGCTTTTCGGTCATGCCGAGATAGGCGCGACCTTCCTCGACGTAATCCGCCATAGCCTTGGAACCGCCCTCGAGAACGAGGGCCATCTTGCTGCCGGATTCGCCCATCAGCCGCATTGCGACCGCCTGGCGTTCCGCCGGGTCCTTGATCTTCGCCATCTTGTCGGCGAGTTCGTTCAGGAGTTGGTTCGTCGGCTTGACATGGCCCGCGGCGTCGCGGAGTTGCAGGCCCATGGCTTCGAAGATCGGCTTTGCGCGTCCGACGCCGTTCGCCGCGTCGCCGATGTTCTTGGTGAAGGTCTGGATCGCGGAGTTGAAGTCTTCCTTGCCGCCGCCGCCGGTCAACTGCATGGCGTATTGGAAGCCGGAAATCTGTTCGGCGGTGAGCCCGACGCGGCGTCCGAGTTTTGCAACCTCGTCCCCCGCGTCGGCGGCTCCGGTGATCCAGTGGAGGAAACCGACGGCGCTGCCGCCGCCGATCAGGCCCGCAAGGCCGATACCGAGGCCGGAGATTTGGGCGCGGAGATTGCCGAACGCGCCCATCACGCCACGCAGGCCATCGCCGACGCGGTGCATGCCGAGCGCGCGGGAGGTGACGGAGGCCTGTTGGCGGAGGCCCGAGAGCAGTCCGCGCACCCGGCTGATGGGGCCCGAGGCTTCGTCCCGCCCCAAAAGGCGGAACAGTACCGAGTAGTCGCGCGATCCGGCCATTTAGGGTCCTCAAAATGGAAACGGCGATGCCGTCAGGCACCGCCGGTTGCTTTGTTGATGGCCTCGGCTTCAGCCGTTCGCCACTTCACGGTTTCGTCATAGGCCCACCAGAGTTCCCGCAGCGTCATGTCCATGACTTGGGCCGGAGTCCAATGATGGATGTAGATCAGGCACCCGGCGGCATCCCGCCATCCCGCGACGCGCTCGGGCGGGGCAAAAAACTGAGTGCCGCCGCGATCAGGCGCAGGCTGTCGGAGGCGTCGAGATCGCCCGCAAACCGCTGCGGCAGGCCCTTCGGCTCGACGATCAGGGTTTGCGCGAAGGTGCGCGCCGCCGCCATGAACTTGCCCGTCATACCGCGTTCGAGCAGGTCGATTTCGGAGCCCTTCGGGCGGCGAAGCGTGACCTTGTCGACGTTTTCGGGCACCAGCTCCTTGCCGTTGCCGACCTTGATTTCCGCCGGATACTCGAACGTCAGGGTTTTGCTGCCGTCGGGGTTTTCCTCCACGCAACCGTCGAGGTCGACGGCTTCGAGGACGTCATCGAAACCCGCCATTTAGAACACCTCCCGACCGGATTTCGCTTCGAAGCGCGCTTTGAGCGAGTTTTTCGAGGCGTCGACGTCGCCGTCGCCGATGAAGTCGGCGTCCGCCGACAGGGTGATGGTGCGATCCTCGCAGACCAGGGACACGTCGGCGTTGCGCGCGGACGTCAGGTCCGCCGCCGAGACACCTTCGCCCAAGAACACGTCCACTTCGATGAACGCAGCCTTGCCCTTCACCGAGCGGCCATGCCGCACGGCGCCGAGGATGGATTCCGTCGACCGCGTTTGCACGCTGTAGGTCGCGGTTTCGGCGGTCGGCCACTGCGTGCCGTTCACCACCAGGTGTTTCACACCAGCCGTAACAGTCATGGTTCAGGCACCCCTTAGAAGGTCGAGAAGTCGAGCGAGAACTGAATCTGCGTCGCCACCGTGTAGAGCGGGTTCGCGAGATCCGGGCGATAGAGGATGTTGAGGCGCGTGCCGACCTTGGTGACGACGAGGCGCTTCGCGAATTCCTCGACATCCTCGGTCAGTCCGAGGGTGACGAGGGTGGCGTAATGGTTGATCAGCGTCCCTTTCGCCAGTTGCGGCGCGCAAACCGGGATACCCTCGGCAACCTCGTCGCCATCCTTGACCAGAATGCAGCGGCGGAGGATGTAGCGCGAGTTGATCACCGACTTCAGCTCGCGCGCGATGCGCTGAAGCGTCGCCGGGGTGGTGATGTCGAGGAAGGCTTCATCGGCATCACCCGCCGCGTTCAGGCGGTACATCGAAATCATGCGGTTGGTGACGACGGTTTTGTCGGACTGGCGATCCAGCACCGACAGACCGGACCAAAGGAGTTGGTTCTTGTCGCCTTTGGTGAAGCTCGACGCCTCGGGCTCCGCGATTTCGCCCTGAAGCGTGAGGCCGATCAGGGCGCGGGCAGGATGATTGAACAGCGCCGCGCCGACCTTGGCGACGGTGCGGGCCGTGGTGAGATAGCCGGGCGACGAGCGATCGAACCCGGCGACGCACGAGCCGAACTTACCGTTGCGCGTGCCGCCGAAGGTGGTGAGGCCCGACAGGCTCGCCGTGCGGGCGGTGAAGTAGAGGCCCCAAATCTGGTTGATCGCGTTCCAGCGGCGGTCCATTTCCGCGTCCATCGCGTTGAGGGAGGCGGAATCGGTGTAGGGCATGCCGATGTAGTCGAAGTTGATATCGCCCATCGCGGCGATCGCCGCGGTGATGTCCGGGTTCGCGGTGCCGCCCGCGAGATAGCCCGAGTTCGGGATCGCGAGGGCCACGCCGGCGGGCAATGCCTCGCCGCCGATTTCGCCCGAAAGGCTGTGCTGGATGCGGATTTCGTTCGCGGCCTCGCCCTTGTGCCGGGCGGTGACGGTGACCACCGCGCCGACGGCGGCGGCAGTGACCGGGAGATCGGTCGCGGCATTGATCTTCGTCGCGATAGCGGCGGCGACGTCGGCGGCGGCATCGCCGGACGCGACGCCGACTGACACGCGGTAGTCGCCGATGGCGGTCTTCGTCGCGCCCGCGATCCAAAGCGCGATGGTTCCGGCGGCAGTCGCCGGGCCGGTGACGGTGATCGTCTGCGCCGCCGCCGCGCCTTCGGCGTTGTCGGCGAGCGGGATGACGTAGAGCGGCATGGTTTCGTTGTTGGCGCGGAAGGCCACCACCATGGCGTGGAGCATCGAGCCGCGCCCGAACAGTTCCGCCGCGGCGGAGCCCTGCCCGGCAACGAGGACGGGGGCGGCTTCCGGCGCGATGCCGGTCGGCAGCATCTGGCCGATCAGGAGGGCGGCGGCGGTGTCGGTCGGCGTGGCGGCGGCGCTGCCGTCGATTTCGGCGAAGAAGCCGCCGAGACGCCAATCGCGCGGGATCTGGTTGAACGCTTCGTTGGGCATCGACATTTCGGGGGTTCCTTACTTCTTCGCGGAGGTCGCGGCGGGGACGACGAGCAGGTCGCCGAACTTGCCACCGGGGAGCCCGCCGGGCGCGCCCGCCGGGGCGAACAGGGTGCGGAC